AACGTTCTGTTAGTTGGGCAGATTGCAAATCTGAACGTAATACGTAAGCATAGTATTTAGCTCTGTTCACAATAACATCGTGAAAACGTTCTGGAATTATTGGGGTATCGGTGTTAGCACTTAAATCACTGTGAGTAGCGTAGTACTCGTAATTAATTGTGTATGTAGCATTTGGCTCTGGATATAAACCCAACTTTAAATCTGGAGTGAGATAGAACCTTTCAGGTTCAGCCAGATGATCATCCCCGGGATCACTATTGAGTGCTAAGTAAGATTGATTGTATTCGTCATAACTTAGAAACTTAAGTAATTTAAGAGGTTTGGTTCCGCCCGGGTTGAGTATTACAGCATCTTCATTTAAAGTTTTTAAGTCCGTTTGAAGACTATACTCTCCAGTACCGGACGATGTTGTTATGGTGTTTGATGAGTAAGTGAAAGGCCACTCAACTTCTGAATTAATAATATCTTTTTGTGCTTTATTAATTAAATCTTTTACAGCACTTTGAATGCCTCGTGTAGAAGCAACAGATGTAATTACAACCTCATTTAGTTCTAATAAAACAGCGTTTACCAATTGTAAGTACGTCATTTAAGTTACTCCGGGTGTAAACAACTCTTCTACAGACACAATTACATCAAGAGCATCAGCACTAGATGCAGTTGCTTTTAGAGTGTCTCCAGCATTAAAAATAAAAAACCCCTCTGATAATTGTAGATAAAGTTTTGTATTTACTGTTGTAGTATTAGTAATCTTGTAAGTTGCAGAAGCAGAACTGTCTGTCCACTCCAAAGTTATGTCGGCGTTACTACCAGCTATGTTTCCTACATGAATGAGTTTTATTACGCCTGTGTAGTTTGATGGACAAGTGTAAATAGTAGTTTGGTTCGTTGATGTTAACTTAACCCCTATGCTTCTTATTTTAGCAGTTGTTCCATCTAAAATAGGCATTAGGGCCACTCACCGATACGCATAGCTTCTGATAGCTTATGTGCTCTTTGCCCGACTTGACGCGCCCAACGGCTATCCATCATTTCAATACTAGCTTGAATAAAGTCTTCTTGCTCAATAGCTAACCACATGTTTTGAAACTTGAGCAAAGTTGGAATGCCTAGATTAAAGCCCATGTCTACAAGCACCCGCTGACGAACAGCATCAAGTTCAGCAACCATCGGCTTTTTACTAAGTAATTCATCTTCTACGATCTTAATATCGTTCTTAAGAAGATAACGCGCTTCATCTTCTGTAATACCACGATCTTCAATGTTACGACCTACTCCAATGGTTAGCTTATCCGCAGTGCATTGGTATGGCCTTAATTCAAGACCCTCATGTGTAATAAGCTGGTCTTCTAGGGATGCCATATCGTATTTCATTAACATTTCCATCTACGCCGAGCCGCAAGACCCCGCTCCCCTTTCCAGTTCTTAGAACGAGCACAAAAACTCTTACGTCGTTTAGCGGCTTTACTTCCCGGTTTTACTTTACCAGTTACAGGTGGTTTTAAGTTTGACCCTGTCTCTCTATTGTATTTAGCACGACCTTTTGCGGTGAGTCCAGCACCCTGCTTTACAGAACGCTTTTCGCCCCGTTTAACAGATAGACTAACGTTTTTTCGTCTTGCCACGTCCGGTCCTTACTTTTGCTCGTCTTGTATTAGCTACAACAGTTTTACCCCTAGCACCTGCCGCCTTTTTCTTACGGGCAGTTTTAGCTCTCTCGCTCTGGGACAAACTTTGCGCTTTCTTTTTGGGTAAACAACGATCAGGGTTTTTCTTATCTTTGGATGTTCCACAAGGCCCTTTTATTTTACCGTCTGTTCCAATACGAACCCACTCTTGTTTTAACCACTGTTTAAGTTGTCCCATATTATAACCTTGTACTACATATCATAATCTAACAAGAGTTCACTACCAATTTCAATATCACATAAAGTAATTAAATTATATACTCTGTAATCATCCCAATCTTGGGATAAAGCTAAAAAACAATTTGGGTTTTCAGAATGGTTTATAAAACCTCCCAAAGGTGTTCTTATATATCCAGCAATCATTGGTACTTTGATATGAGTGCTACCTAAATCAGAGCCTTCTGGTATATTTTGTGTAGAAAATAATCCTAACCCTTCTATATCACTTTCACCAATAGTTAATTCATCAGGTAGAGGTTTATAATAAAATCTATCGTATCTAAGCTTTGCCACGCGCCCGCCTTATTGCTTCTTTACCGCGTTTTGCTATTTTAGCTTGTTCTGTTTTACCAGCTACCTTAGCACGTTGCTCAACAACGGTAAGTATCTGTATTTTACGTGCAAAAGATTTACCGCTATTTTTAACACGTTTTACTGTGTCTCGTGCATCCTGCACAGTAGCGTATTTTATTGGGACTGTATCTTTAGGATTTTCGTCTGTGTACAGTCTACGACTACTACCCTTAGGTTTTTTGCCTGTTCCTACTTTAGGGTCTTTTTTCATTACCTACCCCTACGCTTACCGCCCTTGGACTTTTTAGCGTAATTAGGATCTTTACAGTATTTTGATGCGGCTAGATTCGCATATGCTGACGGGTACGTATCAAAAGTGCGTTTTGCCCAAGCTTTACCTTCAGGACAAATCTTTCCTTTGCTTTTAGCTTTTTTCTTGCCGCCTTTTGCGGCCTTTTGACGGGCCATTGCAAATCTGTCGGTATATCCCATAGGTTGCATGTAGGTTACCCCCGGAAGGCTTGACGCGAGTTTAAAGTGTTTACGTATAAGAGTCAAGCCCCCCGAAGGGGGCTATCATCATCAAGTTCCAGTAGATACCGTCGCTGATTCTACGGGGTTAACAGAAACATCTGCTATGATTGCGTGTACACGGAAACGCAAAGCAGTAGTTCCTGAAGATCCAGAATCAAGAACGGTGACTTGGATTGCGTCAGCAGAAGTAACCATGTTAACGCCAGCGGCTTTCAGATTAAACTGAATTATAGCGGCGGCGTTAGAGGCACCTCCATCAACAAGTGAATCTACATCCGTAGAGACACCTACATCCAAAGTAACGTTCGCGTTTCCAGACGCTTCCAAGACTTCCAGTGCACCACCGATAACGACGGTGTCAGCAGGTAAGTCGATTAGTTTTACCACATCGTCACCAGCTAGTGATGTGTTATCCACAGCATCATAAACTGGTGAAGTGATAACGTAAGGGCGTTGTACAACACCGGGATGACCAACAGTGCCACCCCCGGTAACGGTACGATCATAAGTAGCCATTAATCATCTCCTATTATGCAAAGTCGATAACGGCGCGAACAATAGCCTCTGGACGTAATACTTTACGACCAAACACATGAAGTCCACGAACAATATCGCTAAAGCTTTCAGTTGAACGAACTACCTCTGTCTTTGCAATGTGTGAAGCTGTAGAAGTTGAGGACATATGTCCAGCAAGAACGACGTTTTCACTACCATCTGTAGCCAGTGTAGCTGTGGCATCAGTCAATACAATTTGATCTGTGCCGCCTGTAGAGTTAAGTGCAGTTGTCTTGTAACAAGCAAATCCAGCAATGTTACCCTGCATAACCAGTCCGTTACGCAGTGGTGATGTTGCGTCACCCGTTACTTGTACTTCTGCAAATTTAGCTCCAGCACCAAACAGATTCTCGTAGAAAGCTGGGTTGGCTACAAACCAACGGTTTTCTTCTGGAATTGATTGATCATCCAACGCACGAGCCATAGCAAGCATCAGATTGATTGCATTGTCACCGCTGTTACCCGCAACGTTGATTGGAGCATTTGCTGTTCCAAGGTTGGTGGCATCTGTAGTGGTCAATGCAGATGGTGCTGTTGATCCTGTTGATAGTGAGCCAGCAATACCAGCCCCATCAGACATAGCTTGTAGAACATTAAAGTCATACTTACGCTTCAATGCAAACGCACCAGAAGATGTAGCAAGAGCTTCAAAGTTGATGTGGCTCTGACGCTCTTCAATGTCATCAATCTTAAATGCAAAAGCATTTGCTTGATCTACAACCATTGTGATCTGATCATCAGCAAGGTCTTGTGGGTTTACCACAGCACCCCTAGTGTATGCTGATACAGTGAGCACAGGCTCTTTAATTATACGAACTGTGTCTCCAAAGTTTTCAATTTCACCAGCGTAATCAGTGTTGGTGATATCTTCCACGACAGAGGCACGACGGAAAAACTTCAGTACTTTCTGAGAATAAATTTCTGGTAGAAAGTTGCCTGAAGGTAAGTTGCCGTAACCGGCGGCTGTACCTATAGCCATTGTATACTTCCTCGTTTGAGATAGTTATTTATGAACTCGCGTCTATGCGACCTTCTTTGCGGGCATCGTCTAACTCACTTTCTAACTTGTCAAATTCCCACGGTTTTAACTTAGCAATTTCAGATGCTTTCCATGTTTTTTTGGTAGATGCTGTTTCATTAACAATGTCTTTTGCTTTTGTTTTTGTAACAGCACGGGCGGCATCTGCATTATTAGAGTTAGTTCTACGTTTACCAATATTCATGTCAGCTTTGTACAAATCTAAAACACGAGTGGCCCATCTTACGTCTGAGTTATTTTTGTAAATACCATCAGATATCGTTTCAGGTTGATCGTCTAACCAAGACAAAAACCTCTCATCTTCTTTAAGCTGTGGAAAATCAGGATGTGCATTGAGAAGTTCTTGGTACGCAGTTTGTACCTTTATCTTTTCTTCTCTTTCTTTTAAAACCTGCACTTCAGACTTTAAATCTTGTAAACGAGTATCTGCCTGTATTGTAGAAATAGTTTCTACCACCTTGTAGATATCGGGATATTTTTCTTGAAACTCCCGTAACTCTTCTGGCGTTGTCGGCAAATCAGTTTGCGGAACACCTTCTCTGGCACCCACTTGTTGTGCCGCAGATAACTGTTCTCTTTCCTGTTTCCACTCGTCAAGTTTAGAATCATAATGTTTTTTTAAATCATCGTATCGTTTTTTATAATCGATACTAGACTCTTGTGTAGGTTCTGCAAAAGCTGTGACAGGTTGTTCTTCAGGAGTAGCGTCGGCTTTTACCTCAGGGTCCTGATTCTCTTCTTCTGTTGTGCTTTCTTCATCCTCTTGATACACTTCCTCGCGGTATTTACCACGGTACAAGTTTGCATCATTCACAGTTCCAAAACTGTCATTAGGTTTATTGGCGCGGTGCCCTTTTTGTTTTGCCATTTTATTCTCCTATCTCGCGGGGCCTCATGGCTGAGGGTAGCCGTAGGTTACGGTGCCAGCGGGATTGCTGGGTGGCCGTTAAAAGTTGTAGTTGAGATCAATTATCAGTTGGTGATACTGTGCTCAACATTAAATTAATTTGTGTACCATCTTCTCTTTTTAATTTTGGGGTAGCTTTTCCAGCAATAAACAGATTCACCCCCTT